ACGGAAGCTTGTCCCGCAATTCCCGCGCCGCCAGCGTGTCGCCCGGCGTCCAGGCTTCCACCCACGCATCGAACGTAGGCTTGCCCTCTGCCGTGGTCCCCGTCCTCACCACGGCGCCGAGCGCGGTGATGTCCCGGTTTTGCGACAGGTCCAGCCCTAACCAGACATCCGCCCCGTGGTGGTCTTCAATCTCAAAATCCGCGATGCTCGGCTCTAGCGCCGTCCGCGTCATCCATGCGGTCTCGGCATCGGTCCAGATGCAGAAGTGCAGCCGCAAAATCCCGTTGAGCTGGCCGGGGATCGCCTTGGCCTGCGCGACCGTCTCGCGCAAATACTCCTCGGTGATCGTGACCCCCAAAAGAGGGTTAGCCTTGATCCAGCATGACGGGTCGCGGAGCGGGTCGTCGCCCTCGTCCAGCGCGCAAACATAGCTGAACGTCGTATCGTCCAGCACTTGTCCGAGGAACGTCGGGTCCGTCACCGCGTCAGGATTTCCCGCCGCGACCTTGACCGCGTGAGCGTGTTCTTCCCACGCGACCGAGTTGCGATCAGATCCGCTGTTCGTAATCATGAACAGCAGCGGTTGCCGGCGGAACTTAAAGCCTCGTTCCAGCATTTCAAGGATGCGCCGGTCGGGCAGCTCGTGGACCTCATCCGCCAGAACGAAGTAAGGCCGAGGCCCCGAACCCGTCTTGCCGGTGTCCCGCGACACGGGCCGGAAGTAGCTTCCCGACGAGTGGTGCGCGATGTTGAACTCTCGCCCCGCACCGCCGGAGAACTCCAGCCGCTTGGCCAAGGCCGGCGACTGCTTCACCATCTTCACGGCGTCAGCAAACAGGATGCCCGCCTGCTCACGCTTGGCCGCTGCGGCGTAAACCTGAGCCCCAGCCTCACCGTCCGCAGCGAGCCCCAGGATGCCGATCCCGCCCGCAAGCGGTGACTTGCCGTTGCCCTTGCCCTGTTCGATGTAGGCCCGACGAAAACGCCGCGTTCCGTCCGCCCGCTTCCACCCGAACAGCGAGCCGATGATGAACGCCTGCGATGGATGCAGGATAAACGGCTGACCCTCGAACTGGCCTTCGCTCAGTTTGAGAACGCCCTCAAAAAACCCGAACGCTCGCTCCGCCGCCTCGGCGTCAAACCAGATTCCGTCCGTCCGCTCCAAGTCCGCCAAGTGCCGGCGACAGGCGTTACGGACGTGCGGCCCGGCGACGATCTCCCCAGCAACTACCGCCCCGGCGTAATGCCTAGTGCGATCTGGTGAAGAAGGCGTCGGCAGGGTCTTCGTCCTCTTCGTCGCCGTGGTTGACCTTGCTGTCATCAACCGGCGTGGCCGCGAGCTTGGACAGGATGGCGCTGTAGGCACTCAGCGCCGTGATCCCGATATCCGGGTCCGTGTTCATCCGATCTCGCAGGACGCACGCCACCTGGAGCAAGGCCCGGTGCGCGCTGTTGAGCCACGGCAGGTCTTCCGCAAACTCCCGCCAAGCCTCCTGTTGGCCAGCGGTCATCCGAGCGTACGGCTCACCAAGCGCACGAACGCGAACGGCCTTTCTGTCGCGATGGCGCTGCGGATTCTTCATGGCGGCGCCGCTGACTTCAGCCTTCAGGGCCGGCAGCCTGGGGTTAGCCATAGGGTCGAAGCCTCAACTGTGGATGTAAAAAGTTAGGATTTCGCGCGGTTTCCCATCGGGTCGAAATGGGGATTTGACCTCCCCCCTACCCTTGACGCAGCTCGTTATGGGTGACTCATATCCAATCCTCATCGGAGGGTTGGCCTATGGTCGTGATGTCTATCGTCTTGCTGCTGGCGGGCGAGCCGCCCGTTATCGAGGTGACGCCCGTTCCCTTGGTCCGTGCTGGACCCGCTCAGGGTGAGGTTGTCATGGAGTATGATCAGGCGTGGGCAAACAAAGGTGTGAAGCCTATGGCCCCGCTTATTCAGGGGGTCGCTGACCGCTTTGATATGATCCTAGCTGACTATCCGTCGGCTCGCTTTCGGGAGGTGACGCTAGGCTATCGTGAACTAAAGATGGTCATGTGCGGCTATTACAACGCAAAGAACCAAATGGGCGCTTACGTTGGATGGGCGCCGTTCTATGCGATCAGCGACGGGCAGAGCGTAAACGTCAGGACGTATGGCCCCGATGAAGACGTTCCCTATTCCTACCGCTACCATTGCGAAGGCCCGACAGCGTGGATTCCTGGGGACTACGCAAAAACCCTGACGTTCAAATAGGCCAGCCGTCCGTCCCGATCTCTACGCGCTGACGGTGGCCAAACTGTTCGCGCGTCCTGATCTCGTGGCATGGGCCACAGAGGCAGCGGATGTTGTCGTCTGTATCAGGCCCGCCTAGTGCCAAGGGCTTGATATGGTCAGGGACCGTGGCGTCGGTGGTGCGTCCCTTAGCCTTGCAGTCACGGCATAGCGGCTCCAGGGCCAATCGCCGCTTACGCTGTTCAACGGCCCTTCGGCCTCTCAGGCGGGGTGTTCCGCCCTTGTCGCCCCATTTGCTACCCAAGCCAGCCATTGACGCATCTCCGCGCATGGTCGGGTGTTGATGGGGGTCGCCCGCCTCTGACCGACTAGGTGCAAAGGTGCGGGTTCGCGTTGTTCGGTGCGCGACGAGCGGTCTCGAAATGTCGGGAGTTTGTCGGCGCAAAGCGCCTTACTACCGAATGTGTCTCATATTCGGTGCACCGACACAAGGGGTAGTGTGTTTAGGTGCCGCGCTAGCCCAGCTCAGCCTAACCGCGCCTTGCCATGCCTGCCTTGCCAATCCACGCCGGGCCGATACCTAACGCGCCTTGCCGTGCCGCGCCCATCCATGCCTGCGTTACCAATCCGGGCCGAGCCCAGCCGTTCCCAGCCATGCCTTGCCTGCCTTGTCTTGCCGATCCCCGCCGCGCCCTGCCTTGCCTATCCGAGCCCCGCCTGCCTTGCCAATAATCGACGCGCCCTTACGAGCCGCGCTTTGCCTTTCCTGCCTTGCCAAGCCGGTCCACGCCGAGCCTCGACGCGCCGGGACGGGCCTTGCCACGCCGTGCCTGCCTTAACCTTCAATGCTAGGCCGTGCCTATCCAGGCCGGGCCATGCCCTGCCTCTCGCCTAGACGCTATGCAGCGGCTTGGGTTTCATCTGATTTACGCCTTGATCTGGCGACCGTTTTAGCGGTCTCGACCACGGCGCAAATATCCTTAAACACGCGATACCGCGTCGTGAACGCTTCGAGATCGCGCTCGGCGGCAGCGAGGAGGCGGCGTTGCAGATCGTCGCTGGACCTGACCTCCTGAACGGTTCGATACGAAACGCCCGCGTCGCCAGCAATTGAAAGAAACGCCCGCACCGGCTCCTGGTTCGGGTTAAGATCGTCCACACGAATGCAGCGGATCAAATCGCGGGCCTGCTCAACCCGCCACTTCTCAGCCGCCTCCGCATCGTTCCAGTCAAAGTGCGGATGAAGCGCGCTGTCTGGATCGCGGGCGCCATCCACAACTGCCCTCGGCGTCAGCTCGCCACCCTCCGAAGCGGCTAGCGCCGAAAGCGCCTCGCCGATAACCTGAGCGTTGGCGTCTTTGGCACCCCGGATCGTGACTGGGCCTTCCTTGAAAACATATCGGATCAAGACGCCTACTCCGCAGCCATTTGATAGGAAGCCGGGACGGGCATCGGCCCAGAACCGGCGGCGAAAGCGTCCCACGCAGCCTCTTCGGCAGCGTCAGCCAAATGAAACGCGCCAAACATGCCTTTACGCTCAATGCGCCATTCGCCCAGGCCAGCAGAACAGCCGGATTCAGCGATCAGGAACGCCAGCGCCTCTTCTGAAAGCACGGACGGATTAAAGCGCCCGGTGACGCGCATGGCCCAAACCGTAAACTGCGCCCGATAGGCTAGAGAGGCAGTCTTGTTGAGGCCAGCGCCGACCTTAACCATGTCCTCGCGCATTTCCGGTTCCGTTCCGAAGATGCGGATCAACGGCATATCGCAGACCGCACCAGCAAGCGCCGGGCGAACCCTGACCATCTCCGCGTTAATCCAAAGCGCCGCCATGACACCAGTTCGGGCAATGCCCTTGTCCTTGTGAGCCGCCGACAGAATGCAGTTCTTCACGCCCGTCGCGGGGAACCCATAAACGCCGTCGCCCATCTCGTAGAGCGAGGAAACAAAATCGGCCTGGGGGTCGCGCGCGTCCTTGCCAGCGCGCGTCGCCTTGACTTGTTTTTGCAGCATCTCGCGCTTCGCCTTCTCGGACCAAGCGTGCGTGATGATCGGAGTGTCGCCGACGATCCACGTCTTAAAGCCCTTAAAATGGGCTTTCTTGGAAAGTTGAGCCGCGAGGCTTGTTTGCACTTCAGACATTTTCGCTCCTGTTCGCGTGCGCCCTGCGCTGGGGTCTTCCAGCTTGCGCTTGAACGGTTGCTATCTTCGTCATTCCGTAGGATTTTACAACCCTTCTTGATAACTTTATTATCGTCTAAGATGGGACGGCGTGAGACTTTGAGGGATAATTTGGAACAAGCGATGAAATCAGCTATTGCCACAAAATCCAGCGGAGGCGGCATCGCGCCAATGATTACAGGGGCTCAAATCCGTGCGGCGCGAGCCCTCTTGAAGTGGTCAGGGCGCGAACTTTCCGAGCGGTGCGGCGTGTCTTATCCCGCCTTGCAAAGAGCCGAGGCCGTGGATGACATGCCGAACATGCAAACCCGCAATCTTGCCGCGATTAAGTCAGCTCTTGAAGACGGCGGGGTCCAGTTCATCGACGGGCTTTATTCTGGCAGCGGCGGGCCAGGAGTGCGGCTCTCTACGCGGCCTTAGCCTTCCGTTCCCGCGCTCGATAGTCGAACGCTTGCCAAGCCGCGCCCAAGTTCTCACAGGCCGCTCGGATCATAGCGCCTTGAACGCGTTCGTCATGCTCTCCGGTGACGTGCTTAACGGTATCACGCCAGCGGGTCAGGATGCCCTCTTGCGGCTGGGTGAGCGCGATAAGCAGCTCTGACGACTTGCCGCCCGTGGTCAGGTAGATCGCGCGCAAATCCCGGTGCGCGTCGATCATGGCCTGAGTGACGTTTTGGCCGGGCGCTCCCTCGCTGGACTTGTCCACGCGGTCCATTGATTGCTCCGGGCGCTCGTGGCCGTTGGCAATGGCCTGGTACTGTTCCAGCCGGCGCACGGCGTAGAGCTGGGTATCCGTCAGGCTTTTGCGGGAATGCAGGAGGGAGAAGACGTCAAGGCGCTGGGTCACAATGATGTTGTAACCGGCGTCGCAGGTCACGTTCAGGCCACGGGCGCGAAGGGCGTCAACCTCTGCTTTACGCGCAGCGCGGGCGGCGCGTTCGATGGCCTGTTCGGCGGGTGTGCGCTTGGCGGCTCGTTTGCTCACTGGCCTTGCTCCTTTAGCCATCGGGCGGGGTGGACAAAGCCCTGATCTGCCATTTGCTCAGCAAGGGCGTTAATGCAGGCAACGGCGACAATCTCGCTGGACACGGAGGCGAACCACGCCTTGACGGTCTCGCGGTCAACCTGTTCGCAAATGCTCTGATCGATGGCCTCGGCCAGTCGATGGGTTAGTGCGGATGTCATGGCTAGAACGGAATCTCGTCGTCGAGCTCGCGGCTGGCCGGGGCGTCGCGGCGCGGGCTCACGTCGTCCTGTTGACGCTGGCGGGGCTCCTCGACCTTGCCGGCCAACATGGTCTCCGACTTTTTCCAAAGCGCCACTTGCAGCTTCTGGCCATCGGGGGTGACGATCGTTCCCTTCCAGTCGGGGGCCTTGTCGTTGGTCTTGGACTTCTCGAAAAAGATGGCGATGTCGCCGGGGCGTTGTTCGTAGGCCATGTCAGGCTGCTCTCAGGGTTTCGGGGACTTGGGTTTCGGGATGGTCAGGCGGGGGGCCTAGCGACTTGGGCCAGCGGCCCGTGGCCCTCCAGGTGGCGAGGAAGTTTTCCCAGTCGGGGGCGGTCTCGGTCGCCGCGTCGCCGCCGTAGAAGCCTTCGCGGAGCCGCTGGAACGACTTGGGTTGGCAGACAAAATCCAGATCGGCCCGCCAGCCTCGATCGTTCTCGCCCCGGCAATGGCTGCTGCGCTCAACGCCGCTCAACGCCTCCCGCCAGCCCTCAAGGCCGCAAGAGGCTAGGCGAGCCCGGATGTGTCGCCGACGTTCGGGGGTCAAATCCTTGGCCACCCGCAAACCAAGCCTTCCGGCAAGTTGGTTCCAGCCCGCAAACGCCGCCTCAACGTCGCCTCCAGCGACTGAGGATGCGTTAGCATCCGATATGGTAGCTTTAGCTACCTTTGGTTCTGGTTCTGGTTGCTTTAGCTCGGCTACAGCATTTGCTAGAGGCACATCGTTATTTTTCAACGCCTTAGCCTTCCCGCCGCGAGAACCACTTTCGCGTCGCTGTCTGACGACTTCGCTATGTTTCGTCAGTTCGCGGGTCAGACGGCGCTGCGTGATCTCCCCGTTTTCGAGGTCGAAGAACGACAGGATCGTCCCCTTCACGCGGCTCCACTGACCGGCGGTCATGCGCGTGTACTTGGCCAGCTTCACGTCATCGGCGGGAAGGCTTCCGCCCGCTCGCCACATCGTCGAAAGCAGGAGCAGATAGGCGCCGTGTTCGATGGTCGTCAGGTGGCCGGTGTCGGCCAGATAGTCGCCGACGTAGAAGGGCATGTAGGGCGGTGCGCTCATGCGGCCCTCCGAATGTCGCGGATGGCGCTGCAATCGATCCGGCAGAACGTCTCAGCCTCGGCAGTCGGGCCTTGGCGGTTCTTGGCGACGATCCAGAACAGCTTGTTGCGCACCTGGTCCAGCTTGCGGACGTAGGCGCCATAGGCGTTGTCGTCGTTGATCTCGTCGCCGGTCGGCTCGGGGGGTTTAAGGTAGTATTCCGGGCGATACAGGAACATGACCACGTGCGCGTCCTGCTCCAGCTCACCGGCCCAGCGAAGGTCACTCAGGCCGGGGCGGCGGTCCTTGCTCTCGCGCTTCTCAACGTCGCGGGAAAGCTGGCAGAGGGCCACCATCGGAACCTCTAGTGCCTTGGCCATCTCGCGCAGGGCGCCCGACACCTCGGCGACTTCCGAGACCTTGTTCCCGGTCTGGCGGTCGGGGCGGATAAGGCCCAGATGGTCAACGATGATGCAGCCGGGCTCGATACCGGCCTTGCGCCAGTTGCGGACAATGCGGCGGGCCGCTGACATGATCTGGGCGGACGTAAGCGCGGGGCGGGTATCGAACAGCACGGGAAGGCTGCTCATGGCCCTCTGCGCGCTTTCCAGCCGTCCCCATTGGGCGTCGTCCAGCGATCCCCATTCGGCCTTGTAGTAGGACGGGTTATCGTCCTCGCCGGAGTAAACCGGGCGCATCGGGTCAAACGCCATATCGCAGGCCATGCGAAGGCCAAGCTCGGGCTCGGTCATCTCCAGCGAGAAAAACGCGACGCCCTTCCCCTGCTCTGCAACGGCCTTGGCAATCTGAAGGGCGGCGGTGGACTTGCCCATACCGGGGCGCCCTGCGAGGAGCGTCAGTTGGCCCTTGCGAAGGCCGCCAGTGATCCGGTCCACCTCGGACAGCCCGATGGACAGGCCGGGCATCCCACGGCGCTCACGGGCGATCCTGACGGCCTCATTGGCGACGAAGGCGAGAGGCTTCCATGCCTCCCGCGAAACGCCGTCACGAGCGATATCTGCGGCGCCGCGCTCGAGGCTCGCCAGAACCTCCTCAGCAGTCCCCTCGCCGGTGTTAAACGCGGCTTTGGAAACGTCCTCGGCAAGGAACGAAATTGCCCGGCGTGCGGCGCGGTCGAGAATGATTTCGGCGTGAGCCTGGGCCGTCCACACCGCGCCGCGCTCATACAGCTCGCCCAGCATGGGAAGCCCGCCCCAAGCGGCAAACCCTGCATCCTGCGAAAGATGCTCAGCGACCGAAACGACATCAGCCCGACCATTTATCGATAGACGCCGGGTCGCTTCCCAGATCCGCTGATGCACGGGGTCGAAAAAGTGTTCCGGGCGAACGCGCTCGATTTCCTCGACGCAAGCCTCGGCGTCAGACAGCGCGGCCCCGATCAGGGCTAGCTCGGCTTCAAGCGCGTGGATCATGAACCACCTTCAGCTTGGCGATGACGGCCCATGCGGCTGTACCGACACTGACCCACGGGGCGGGGGGATTGGCAGGCAAGCCGGGGGAAGTTGGGGAAGCGGTCATGCCATTAGCTTGGCAAATCCCCCGACAAGACGAAGCGGAATTAGCGGGCTCGATCATGCCACCCACTTGGCGAACTTCTGCTTCGTGAAGTTGTCCCAAGACTTCGGCATAGAGCCGGTCATGATGGCCTTGTGCTGCTGGCAGTAGGTCGCCTCGCCGCACGGGTTGCAGCAGGACTGAATGGCCGTCACGTCGTCGTTGATCGGAAAGGCGCACTCTCCGAACCGGCGGCTTTCCCAATGGCGGGGGGCGGCTGCGATGTCAGCGGGGGGCGTTGTCACCTTCAGTCGGGCGGGCCGGGTGTCGTGAACGAACGTCGCGCCGTTGCCAGCGACGACGACCTTAAACGTAGGCTGGTGCGGCGCCTTCGGCTGGCGCTTGTGCGTACGTCGCACTGAGGGAGCCCTGACGCCCTCGGGCGCCGTGTAGCGGGTGTTTGTCCGCGACGGCTTTGGGGCGGTCGGCTCCAGCGCCCGTATTTGGGCGACGCCGGTGCGGTTCATTTTGCCAATGACGGCGTTTCGCGTGACGATAATGCCGAACTTGGCGCGCAGCTCGCGCGCGACTTCAGCGGCGCTGCGGCCCGCCATATAACGCTCTGTCGCGTAAGTGACCGCCTCGGGGTTTGCCCATGCGCCAGCAGTTGAACCCTTGGTCATGCGGCCACCTGTGAGCGTCTGGCGTTGCGTTCGGCGGTGTAGGGCACATAGGGGCCAGTCAGGCGCGGCTCGCCGTTGCGGCCCCGCGTTTCGAGGAAGCGGCCAAAGCCACCTTCGGCCAAGCAAGCGGCGGAATAGTCCTCGTCACGGTTGGGCTCGGGAATCTCGTGAGTTCCCACAGTGCCGTTGCGGTCATGCTGGTTTTGTGCCCAAGCCGCCTCTTTTGCCGTTTGAGTGCGACGCACGCCGAGAACCAGGGCGCGGTTGCGGATCGCGTCGCGGGAAACCTTCCACGCCTCAGACCAGCCCGCAATCGCCTCCAGAGAGGCGTTGGCGTACTGTTCACGCAAGATCGCGTCATGCTCG